ACGTTTCAAACTGCCGTTCAAAATATTTCCTGCTACGTGCTTCCGGTCGGCAATAATGCGCATATAACCCGCCAATAAGCGAAAAGACCAAGTCATCATAGAAACCGTCTTCCGGTTCGCCCTGTTTCCTCGGTTTGCCTTTCTTAATAGCTTGCGGTTTCCCGTTCACCGTATGGAAATTCATGCATTCCCGTAACGTTTGCTGACACGGTATCTCGATCTCGTCCGCATGGATGGATTCCTGTAGCATACCCACCCCCCGACGACGCGTATTGCTCTGGTTACGCCATCCAAACCGATTGGAGTTTACCACGCCCAGATCGCGTTCAGCAACAATCTCACGGTAATCCCATTTCTCCTGCAATAGACTAACTACCGTACCGCCGTCCGCATTATTCTCCGGACATATCCACGCGTGACCGTAAAACAATGCCAGATAATACATCTGTTCAGCGAACTCGTCAATACTTACTTGCCTGCCGTCATAACCACGGATCTTAGCTACCATCCGTAACGGTAACCGCTGCAGCACAATTGCCGCACTATAGTCACGCCCATCCAATCCTTCCGCATGGTCACTGCCCATCACGTATTCCGTGTGCGGTTCCGGAGGATAGAAAATCTGCGTTATGCCTTCCGGATCATCCTTGAACTGCAAACCCGCGGGTTCTTCCGTTATCATACCGCGATTAACCGGTTCAAAAACGTATTGCCGTAACGCTTTCTGCAAATACGACATGTCGAAAATGGTGTTCGTACCCTTGTGAAACGCATCTTCCGGACTGCAGGGATACTGACGGTTGAATTCCACCATGCTTCCCTGACACCTGTTACGGATCGAGGCACGACGCCATTTCATGTTCTCCATCGTCAGTTCCGGATAAACATCCATCATGTACCATTCGTTACCGTAAACCGAATCGCTGCTGTCCGACAAATGGTTCTTAAACAGTTCCCGTTCGTTCTCGTCCGCAAACGGTGATGAATATTCTTCATGGTAATACCACGGTACAAACAAGGCACAGAAATCACTTTTACCTTCGCTCGCCCGTTCCCATTCGGTATGGAAATCGTCCCCGTACCTGTTAGCCGTCGTCTCCAAACAAATGAAAGTGTCCGGGTTGTCCGGTACCGTCTGATACAACATGCTTAACGTCTTGCCAAGGTTCTGGAAAAAAGCCGCTTCACTTAAATGCACTACCTGAAACGTAAAACTGGTGACGTTCTTTTCGCCCTCAACCTTTATCGTCGATCCTACCGGGTCACCAAACTTCATGAACTGGCCCATACGCGTACTTTCACGGTCAAGTTCCAACGGTAAGTTACTGTAAAACCTCTCGTACATCGAATAGATATTGGCCGCAGACCCGCCCTTCTCTTCCGTGATAATCAACGCGTTCGTTTGCGGTTCGCAAATGGCACGCAGAAAACAGTAAGCCCCTATACCAGTACTCGATCCCTGTTGACGTCCCTTAAGTTCCAGCAACCTGACAGGTTTGCCTTCATTCACCTGACCGTAAATCGATTGCAAGACCATCAGCTGCGTCTTGTTGGGTACCAACGGAGTTACTTGTCTCGTCTTGTTCAGGATCTTCAGCAATCCCGTCATCGCCGATGCCACCGTCTCCGCTGATTTCAGCAGCAGTGCCGGTGATTGCCGGTACACTTCCTGACATGCCAAGCTGATCGAATTGTTTGCTTCCGAGTTCATCCAGTTTACCTACCAGTATATTAACATTCTGACCGTTGCGTTTAACCTCTTGAGCTTCCTGTTCGTGTTCCAACCCCACCATCTGTCGTTCCAGCTGCATGAACGATACCAAAGCGTCCGTAACATCCTTCAAGCTTCCCATGGCGCGTTTGGGGTCGTCACACCGTCGTGCCAAATGCAGGATGTCAAACATGATCTCCTGCGATTGCTGTACCTTCTCCAACTGTTTTAACCGGATCGTAGTCTTGTCCTTAACCACGCGCTGTTCAGTTTCATGCTGCGTTTTCTTTATCAGAAAATCGTCGTAAGCTACCGCTCGATCCGGCCAGTTATACTCTTTTGACCAGTTACGCCACGCTGCGTTCGGGTTCTTGCCCGGATGCAGTACCCTGAACGCTGATGCCAGTGACCGGAACTCACCCACATCCAAATAAACCAAAAACGCCTGATACGCTTCCAGACTCTCTTCCGGTACCCTGTCCCAAATCCTGTTAACCAGAAAATCGTCCAGCGTTTGTCTCTTAGCCAGTTCCTTGACACTCATTCTTCCATGTACCTTCGCCAGTCGTCCAGCACAATGAAACACGGCGTGCCTTCACCTACCCAAGCACCTTCAATATTGAAATCAAAATATTCTACCGCTTCCTCTTCCGACATGCCGCCACTAACCAACGTCCCAATAACTTTTTTGTAATCATAACATAAAACCGGCGATTGACCAAATCTTGTCACCACCCCAACAATAGCTTCATCGTGACCGTCAACCATCATCATATCCATCAACCTCAACCCCCTACCATCTTAACATCACTGAAATCCAGTACCCGCTGATGTACCACCCCGAACAAAGGGAATTCCAACTGTTCCGCACATCCAAGACCCAAATAGTTCGCCCGCTCTTCCGGAAAATTCAACAAGGCCAGAAAATGCTTGTCATTCCCCAACCCCCTCGGCGCACCAAATATCCGGTACAGTTCACGGTCATAAGCCAACCCGGCTTCCTTGGCCGTGTCATAAGTACCCAGATACTTGTTGCATAACCTCGCTATCCAGCGGTACCGACCCGAATGCGTCTTCTTTGCCGTCACGCCACGGTACCCTTCACCGTTATAGTCCGAATTAATACCGTTCAAACTGGGATCTGCCGGCCGTAAATTACCGTACCGGTTATCCGTATCGTCACGGTTAATGTGATCCAGAAGTTTGGGTACGTCACCGTAATGATAAGCCGATGATGACTTGTAGAGCCATACCAACCGATGTATCAACAAGTTTCTACCCAAGAGCTGGGTAGCGTAAACACCCGAACCGCCGCGTTGCCGGTACCCCACAGGATCACCCATCTTCCTGCCTCCGCCCCGAACACCTTCCAAATAAACCAGCGGCCTAGATTTGTCCAGCTCCAAATACCCGTATTTCCGATGCAATACCCCTTTAGTAATCTCTTCGTCCCGCGCCTTCTCACCAGTATGCACGATCAACTCCTTCCGCTCTTTCTTTACGCCATAACTCCTCGTCCGAAGGGACTCTCGCACGCCGATCAAGACCCGCGTGATCCACCTTCTCCGATTCATAGACCCGCTGACCCTCGATATCTATCTCGTTCAGCTGCCTGACAAGTTCCAATACCTTTTCCGTTCGACGACGATCAAAAAACTTGGCCTTCCAACCACATAAACTTATCAAATCCAGAACCAAGTCGCCTAATCCCGCCATTTACCGAGCCGTCACCATCCAGTAACGATTTCTCGTAAGTTTCCAAGTCGCGTCGAAACCAACCTCGCCAGAACCCGTTCTGACTCGTACGCGTACGACCCCACGTATCCTGATTGTCCGGATCAGCTTCCCTCTTCCTGATATAATCTCCTACCTTGATACCGTACTTGCTGCCAGCAAACACATTGTTGGCATGAAACAGTACCCGTTCCCCAAAGTAATCCAAAGCCGTTAAATCTGCACGTTCCAAAGCAGCAAATGTTCCTCGTCCCGCAACACCATCAACATCAATCCATCTCTCCACATTATTAGGATGCATCTTAGTATTAACTGCCATCTGAAGAATCATATCACTTCCACGCTTACCAGCATTAACCTGCATATCACCATATTGCATCTGTACTGGTGGTGGATACCGATCAAGGTTCATCTTATCCCACAAATCTTTATAGAAATCCAGTGCATGTTGACGGGTCATCTCACGCATATCCTGTTCACTGGCTTCTCTTCCAAGAAAGTCACTGAAACTCTTTTGCGTGATACCCATATTCGTCTGACCACCCTTATCGTTAGGATCGTCCACGTATCCTCCTTCGTGTTCCAAGACCATCTCTACCCATGCCTCAAATCTAGCCATGTCTTCTCCTTTATTTCCTTCTATTACGTTTTTTTGTTTCCAATAAACATATCAATGGTGCTGCCAGTAGATATGAAACATTAAGTCCATACATAACTGATATAAGACCTATTGCAATCTTTGGCCCAATAGAGCTTACATCATCCAAACTTCCTAACATTGAAACCAAACCAATCATAAACCCTAAACAACCATATCCAATTGCACATGTCCTAACTGTTTTCCAAAAGGCAATAGCAGTTTCAAGTGTTTCGGTATCTACATTTTTCCATATAGCAGAAAATGATAATAGAAAAGATCCTCTGTATGCTACCAGCAACGTACCAACAGTAGGAACAATAACAATAAATCCTGATGGTGCATCCAGAAACTGTGCTACGCCGCCCGACATCACCATGCCCGCTACTATCGGCATAATGATCAAAAACAAATATTTAATAAAAGCCATCTCACCCCTCCTACCTAACCGGCAATAAAGAATATTATCACTAAATACATCAGAACCACAGCTAGTATAGCAGCTGAAAAAAATATAACCAGCGTCCTCATTACATCAAAAAGCATAACCACCCATCCATCTAAGTAACGTCACCATCCCCATCGAAGCTAAAATAATGATGATAGCAGATGTAAGCATAATCAGCAACCACCAACCTAACCCATCATTCATCCGTTATTTAACCCCCCACCGAAACCCCTTCCTTCCTTCCCTCATCAGAATAATAAACCTTCATCAACTCCTGCGCCTTTACCCCAAACACAATTATCTCTTCCTTCAACTCTTCATAAACAGAAAGAATCTCGTCCGTACCCGCAGAACCATCATGATAAAGCTGTACCTTCTCAAGCGTACCGTCAAGGTTTAACACTATCTTCAAATGATTGGTTTCCTTCAAATGCGGATCTATTACTAACCTCATCTCCCCTCTCTCACCTCACAAGAGCTTAATACCTACCATAAATCCAATTGCCGCCTTATTTCCCCCGCCAAGTAATCATCACCCTCGTCCACACCCTCATCCCCATCCTCACTGCCGTCCAGAATCAAGTCCGTCATCGGCCTCAAAATCCATGCCGGACACAAATAACACGGCCGCTCCTTAAACGGTGATACCTGATCCTCCCACTTGCCCTCGCGTTTGCCGTTCTTGCCCGTTATCCAACCGCAAATCTCCAGTTCCGGCAACCCAAGCAACCTCACTAACACATATTTCCAGTCGTTCCGGTCTTCCGGATGC